TCTGACATGTTACCCTACCCGCAAGTAAGTTATCTGGTTTGGATATAGACGAAATTGTTGCTTTAATTTTATTACCTGAAAAATCACTACGGATGTTGGATATTTCATTTGTTCCAGTTCTAATATCTTGTAGTGTGGTAATTAATGACGCAGTTGCTCCACCTAAAGATTGTCTAATGTCAGTATCGTCAATTGTAACTGTTCCTGTTACTGTAGCATTTACACCAGAATTTGATATAACATCTATTGCACCGGCTGCTTCACCACGAACAGTGATTGGGTCAAAGTTGGAATATGCAGAACCAGTTGGTCCTTGAATTCTAAGTGGCCCCTGAGCAGCGGTTACACCCATATCGAGTGTTGCACCTATATTAACACTGAATGTCATTCCTGCATTCATAATGTTTACATTGAGTGCATCACCAGAATGACCTATAGTAGTTCCATCCCCTGCAAACATTCTTGTCCAAACTTTTGTTCCTTGGTCATGTCCATAAACTGATATAGAATCTGTAGCAGCGGCCGCTTTCCAACCACCAGTAGTACTTACTGTTCCTGATACTGTTACGCTATCAACTGTTGAATCTAATCTTCGACCACCAGTGACTGCAATTGGAACTCCGAATCCACCTGCTGGGTATACTTCACCATTAACAGTTGCAGTATTTCCTGCTGATGTTCCTTGAATCAATATACCTCTTACATAGTTTTGGTATGCAGGTGCATCAAATGTTCCACCTATACCGTATGCATCAATTGCCATTGCACCTCTAATGTGTGAATCACCAGTAATTGCAAGTGGAGTACCATCTGCAAGACCTTGTACATATCCTGTTACACCTATCCAGTATCCTGTATTTCCAGAACCAAGTGTATTACCTGCAATTGCAAGATAACTTATTGATGCACTACCGACACCGTAATTAAGGTTTTGAATACGGAATCCATCTTGTCCACCAGTTGCAGTAGTTGCACCTTTAATCCAACCAGTAATTTCTACTGGTCCAGTTTGTCCACCAATCTGAATTGGAAGTGGATTAGTGAGTGAAGTTCTGTTTCCTGTTCCATCTTCACCCCAGACAACCTTATTGAGAGGTAGGTGTGTTGCAGTTAATCCCGACCCAGAATTTGAATAATCAGTGGCTATCGAGGCGGTATCTCCTCCAGATATGATTTCTATGTTATTAGTTGTGTCTGCCATGTTTAAAAAATCTCCAAGGAATCAATTTTAACAGTTGATTTTGATTTATGTTATGTTATACTATATATAACAAATCTCTCATCCGGCCACGAAAGAAAGGACTCATATGTTATTTAGCGAAAATGTTCAGAACGAATTTATTAAACGAGTAGAAACTTTGGTAATACACGATACAATTGGCTATATAGATGCAGTTTTAATTGTTTGTGAGGAATACGAGATTGAACCCACCATAGCATCCAAATTCTTATCAAAGCCGATTATAGAGAAACTGGAAACAGAAGCAAGAGAATATAATATGTTTCCAAAAAATACTTCAAAATTACCAATTTAATGCTTGTATATTTCCGAATATAGGTTATAATTCATTATAAATAAACTGTTGTGGTTGGGTAGTTCCCAATCGAGTAAGAACACGGTAGTTCCGTGAGTAGAAAAAAAGGAGACATAATATGTCATTTGCAGATTTTAAAAAGCGTTCTAAGTCAAGTATTGATGAATTGACTAAGAAGATTGAAGAAACAAACAAGAAAGAATCATACAAAGATGACCGTTTCTGGAAGCCAGAGTTGGACAAATCCAGTAACGGTTATGCTGTAATTAGATTCCTTCCTGCATCAGAAGGTGAAGACTTGCCATGGGCAAAGTATTATTCACACGGTTTCCAGGGTAAGGGTGGATGGTTTATTGAAAACTGTCTTACTACACTTGGTCAAAAGTGTCCTGTATGCGAAAGCAACAGCGAACTTTGGAACAGTGGAATTGAGAAGGATAAGGATATTGCACGAAATCGTAAGCGTCGTTTGCATTATACTGCAAATATTATGGTTGTTGCTGACCCTGCTAATCCTCAAAACGAAGGAAAAGTTTTTCTCTATAAGTTTGGGAAAAGAATTTTTGATAAAATTAACGAATCAATGAATCCAGAATTTGATGATGAAGAAGCAATCAACCCATTTGATTTTTGGAATGGTGCAAACTTTAAATTAAAGGTTCGTAAAGTTGCAGGTTTTATTAATTACGATAAGAGTGAATTTGATTCGGTAAGTGCATTGTTGGATGGAGATGATTCAAAGTTGGAAGAACTTTGGAAGAGTCAATATGCACTTACTGAGTTTACCGATGCAGCGAATTTTAAATCATATGATGAATTGAAGACAAAACGAGATACCGTCCTCGGTGCAGACATTCGTCAAACTATATCAGATGCATCAACAACTGCTGAAACTGTTAGTAACAGTACAGATGACGGTGCAAATGCGGCAGAAGAAGCATTCGGTGATTCTACCCAAGAAGATACAGACGCTCTATCATATTTTGAAAAGTTAGCGAATGAGTAACTGATTAAATATCTTCTATTGAAAAGGGAGTCCTTTGGGACTCCCTTTCTCTTTATCCCATAGATTGTCTCCATCTAGGATACATTGTTTGTGCTCTCATATTGGTAACACTTTTTGGACTTCCACCCATACTGGGTGCGGGTGCAGGTGTTGGTGATGAAGATGCGGTTGCATTAACTACGGTTGGATTACCACCTGCACTATCTCCTGACGACTTTTCATTATCATTCATTTTTAATGCGGCATTTTTATCCAAAGACGTTGATGCTGCCGATGATGCAGTTTCATTATTTGTTTTTTCTACGATTGCTGGTTGTGTTGATGATTTTCCTATTTTTGAATCTGGAATAACTGTTTCATTTTCTTTTTCTCCAGCAACAATTAACTGTCCACCGTGTTTTTGTGGAACTGGCCCACCTTCTGCATATGCTGGTATGGTCTGGGGAACATGGACTTTACCAGATAATATTTTATTTATTGTAGATGTACTAATCAAATATGATTTTTTATTGGTGATATGGTCTGTATTTGTACTTCTATTTAATACTTTAGATATGGCTTTATGGTTAGAATTTGCTTGTTTGGTATTATTGTTATTAACCATCACATTTTCAGTAAGTATAGGAATTTCTTTAATGGTATTTGATTCGTCTTTATTAATTGTATTATTTGTAATTTGGTTATTTTGTATTTTGTTTATTTCGGGCACTTTATCATTTTTTGATTCTGTGTTTTGTATTTTGTTTATTTTGGGCACTTTATCATTTTTTGATTCTGTGTTTTGTATTTTGTTTATTTCGGGCACTTTATCATTTTTTGATTCTGTGTTTGTTAATAGTGTTTTATTGATATTGTTTATTATATTTTCGGTTTTATCAATAATATTAGATTCGTTATAATATGAATTTTGTTTTGGTGGTTTTGTATTTTTATTTTGTTTTAATTCTTCGGCATTTAATATCTTGGGTATTATATTATTAATTTCTCCTTGGGGTGAATTAATTTTTTGTACTATTGAGTTCTTATTGGTAATTTCTTTTGTTGTGGGATTAGTTTTATAGTTATTATTAATATTGTTATATACTATTTTTTTATAGATGTTTTTAATTGGTAATTTACCAATAGAATTGATTTTTTTATTAAGACCATTAATAAGAATATTAAAGTCTGGAGAAATGTATTGCATCTCTCGTTCTTTTCTTTTATTATTTTTTACCAATGGTGGTATTATTTGTGGAATAGTCTTTATAGACTTTGGTGATATGTCTATATCTTTTTCTTCTTTTTTAAGTTTAAAATAAGAAAGAATAGATTCCTTAATGTTTTTTTCTTTTGTTTTTTTCATTTATATTTTACCTAATAAGAAAATCGTTGTGATCTTTGTTCTTCTATTTGTTTTAATTGTATTTTTTCGTTTTCTATTTCTATATATTCGATTAATTGTGACAAATAGACATCTTTTTCCCATGGCAACATTTCTTCTAACTCATTTAAACTGTATTTGTGAAATTGCATCATTTGAAAATTTATTTTATAATAGTCTTTTAGACTCGTGTGTGCGAGCCCTAACCGAAAAAATCCGAAAGCCCAGAGAGTACCACCTGCCTTTCCACTTCATCTGATGTGGTATAAGATACAGCAAGTTCCAGTTTTGGAGCAGTAATAAAGAAATCAAGAAGATTTTCAAATTGTTTTGTAGTTAAATTATCTACAAATTCTAATACTTCTTCTTTTGATATAGTAGAGATATCTATAGATTCCTCTTTAGTTTCTATTCGTTCTATACAATCTGCAACTATACTGTAAAAATTTGATGGGTCAGTATAATCCATAGATGCATTATTTTTATTAACAATATTTAAAGTAGGATATTTTAAAGTTACAACTATATCATCACTCAATGATATTGTTTGTTTATGATTATTATTGCGTGTGATTGTAATATCAGGAATTAAAACAGATGTATTAATATTTTCACCAGTTTCTGGACAAATTATAGTAGGTTCTACTATTTCTCCAACCGACTTAGATCTAATTTGTAAAAATATATATTCTATATCAAATAATGGCATATTTCCTACATCGTCTATATCATCCACACAAGATTCAATTATATTTTTAATTGCAAGAATCATGTCCGAATCGGAATTGGCTTGTTGCGCAAGAAGTAATATTTTTTCTTCTTTTACTAAAAATGGTCTAAATGTTGTTGATTTTCCAGTAGAAGGAATAGTTATTTCATATTTTGGTATATTTGATAATAATATATTTGATAGTCGATTCATTATTTATTTCACTCCGTTTTTTGTGACTTTAAAATTCTTTATCCCTTTTCGTACTCATAACCCCGATATTCAAACTGAACAGTTATTGATGACCATGCATTTCTTTGACCCATATCTAATTGTGTTGGCATGATCATGGATGGATATACTTCATTAAATGTAAAGGTGCTAGTTATGGAATCGTCCATACCTAGTGTTTTAATTATCATTGATGAACCTTCCTGAACCCATTTTTTATAATCACCTTCATTTGTAAGTGGACTTACTACCCCATTCATCCAATTTTCAAAAAACGATCTTTCAGTTTGATCATCCGATAGAGGAAATGCAATAACCACACTAGAATCGTATTTATTTCCAATTGGAATATTTCTCACAGGACCGAACCATTGCTCTGGAATGCTTACAAAACTCCTAGAAGGTAAAGATACACTTTCTGCATGAGTTATTGGAGCATTACTTAAACCCTTTACCCAGAATTCAACCGAATATCTAGTCGGCCTTGCCAACCCCCTTTCTAGGTAAAAACTCTTAAAATGACTGATACTACTATTTGACATGATTGTCCCTTTTATTATATTTATACAAAAAAGTATAATTTATGGTAAAATAATATCTTCAGTTAGAATAATAAAATCCCAACCGTTAGATTTGCAATATTTTTCAGCAGATTTCCATTTAGCTTCATTTATACTGTATGTTAGACATTCGTTGATGTATGTTTTATTTTGCTTTTTCTTTTTCTTTGGTGGGCTGGTCTGTTTTTTTGGTTTAACCTCAATTACATAGGTTTTAATAGAGTTATCAGAAGTCTTTATTTCTGCAATAAAATCTGGAAAATATCGGTGCATCTTTTTGTCTACTGGTGAGTAGTATGGAATTGCCAGTTCCTCACTTCCCCATCTAATGACATTCTTATTATCGTCCATATACCTGCATACTCTTCTTTCCCATAAAGACCTACAAATAATATTTGACGCATTTCCTATGTATTTCGATGGGTTCTTTGTTTTATACTTTGTTTTGTATGCCATTTTTAAATATAGTTCTCTTTTTTTAGATATATAGTAAAAAGGAGACATAATATGTCACTATTCGGTAAAAACAATCCTCTCATGGATGCGATGCGGAAGGATGCGGAAGATGGCTAATGAAGCAACAGGTGCATTAAAATTTGGTTTAGAAAAATTTGGAGATTTAGATCAACCATATATGTTGACCTTTTCAGCGCATAAATATAGTAATAAACAAGCACTTCGCGGGACAGATATGCAGAGTGCGGAAATAAATATTCATTTACCAATGCCCATGAATCTTAGTGTTAATAATAATATTACTTATGAATCTGGGCAAACAGAAACAACGGGTGGGTTGTTTGACCCAACAGTTGCTGGTGTGGGTGAAAGTCTTAAAAGTTGGCTTACTGGTGGGTCTTGGTGGAAAGATATGTCTGGATATTCTGCATTGATGGGAAAACGACCAATGGATGAAAGAGACAGCATTTTTAGAGGTGCAGATTTTAGAAGCCACAATTATTCTTGGGTGCTTATTCCAAAATCTAAGGAGGAAGCAATAGCAGTAAAAGATATTGCACAAGCATTTCAACGGGGCGGATATCCTAAAAAGACTGGACTAGAAACATATTCTAGAATAATACACCCACCAGTATGGAAGATAGATGCAATTTCAGCAGGAGGTCCTGGTGGATTCATTAAAGAAGCATGGCATATGAACCCCCTACCCAGTGTGCTTGCTAAATGTTCAGTGCAAACTTCTGGGGTTGCGGGTGGAATGTATACTAAGGGTGGATTACCTGCGGCCACAAAAATAGATGTTGGTTTTGTTGAACTAGAACCCGCTATCAATACTGGTGAAAAACTTGTATCTAGAAGTCAATTAAGGATGGGTAAATAAAGTTAATGTATTTTGAAAAAATGCCCAAATTAGATTATAAACTACCATTGCAATATTCTTTGGAAATGACTGATATTTTTCGTAGAGTGACTTTCACAGAATCTATAAGAAATGATGACGGGAACTTTGAAACATATATTGTAAAAGAAGGTCAAAGACCCGAAGATGTTGCAACCGATTTTTATGGTGACCCTTCATGGTGGTGGTTAGTAATGATGTGTAATGATATTCTTAATGTGGAATCAGAATGGCCTAAATCTATGGATCAAATTAATACATTATTTAATAATTTTTTAAATGGATATAGTTATTTTGTTTTTGAAGATTTAGATATTTTACCTAATGATGTAATGGTAAAAAGAGATACAGGAGCAACCGCAGGTATAAATCCTGACCATTATGGTGTGATTTCTTCTTATGACAGATTACTTCATAAGATAGATGTAAAACAATATGAAGGGAGTATTGATGCAGGAGATGAAATTAATATTTTTAGAGAAGGAGTTAGTGGTTCTGGAGATTATAGTTTAATATCTGGATTTGGTGGTACTAGTTGTGTTCAACCTTATTATGGTTCTACCAGTTGTGTTGTATTTACTGGTCCCTCTGCCGGTGGTGGAGCACCTTTATGTGCTACTGCTGGTTGTACATTTGCAAAGATACAAAAAAGAACAACTATAAAAAATTCAGTAGCAGAGTTTGAATATAATTATGAACTAATAAATCCATATAGTGGTGTTGTTGGTGGTGGTCCAAGCGGTGACTTTATGAAATTTCAGAATATATGTGGTATGACTGCAACTGTACTTCATCAATATATAAGTGATATTCTTCCTCTTACTATTAAACCGAC